CAGCGACCTCGACAATTCGGCTCGTTGGAACGGCCATTATTCCTCACTGATGAACTTGGCATGGATCAAGTAACGCTTGTCGTAACCGTCCTGCCATTCCCAAACCAAGCCCTTCGACGAACTTTTCATCAACTGGTAAGTCTTGGTTGTCCCGCCGAATGTCCTCTTGATCTTGTGCCCCTGAGCGGGCGTTATCGGAATCGAGTTAATCGCGTAATCGCTCGCCAAGATAGAGAAACTATGATCGATGTTCTTTGGCGATGCTGCCGCGAAGTCGAATTGCCCCGGAGACAATCCCTGCATCTGAGGAGCATTTGCCGGTGCAGTTTCTAGGACGGCAAGAATGGTTGCTGTGTCTTCACCGACAACCAATGTCACCGTCTCACCAGCAATGTCCGAGTCATGCAGCGTTTCGTAGAGAGAATCCAGTGCATCAGAAATCAGGGACATAATTAACCCATGATGATGGTGACTTCTGCCGTCTGTGCGCCGGTTCCGGACACGTCGATAGTCTTGGCGGAACCACCAATATCCGGCAGTGCGTCAGCACCGTAGAGCATGAACACGCCACCGACAGGAACCTCAAGAATTCCCGTCGAACCGAAAATGTTGTAAGGGTTACTTGCGCCAAACGTGAACGTCATGACGTTTGCGCCAAGATTCTTCACGCGGAACAATTGGAGTTTCAACCCGTTACCATCGATCACTGCGCCGTTGGTTCCCGTCAGGTTGCGGAGGTCGATCGTAGCTGCGCCTGTGGTTAGCGTTAGAAGGAATTCGGCAATCTTGGTAACGGGAGGAGTGGTCCCGGCAGTTAGGGTAGCCCCCTCGTTGTAAGCGTTGTGGATAACCGCATTACTTGCCGATGCCAAACCAGCGTCGGAAAGCGTCTCGGTCGTGGTAATCGTTTGCGCCCAGACAACAGATACCGACATGGTTTTCCCCTTATGAAGAAGCCTGAATGCCTGCTGCCTTAATGGCCGCAATTTCAGCGTTTATCTTTGAAGACAATTCCTTCACTGCGTTCGTCAGACTCACAATCGCCGCCAAGTTAGCCGCTTGGGCGGTCGTAAGTTCCTTGAAGTTGTCTTTGACCACTGCTTGCCAAGTCACAAGTTCAATGATCTTTTGAGCCGTGTCCGATGTGTTCTGCGCCATGACTCTGGCAACCGCGAGCAAACTGTTATGTTCTGATTCCGTTGGCGATTCCCCGCCCGTCAAATCACTTGGGATTGACGTTGCCGCCAACGTGTCGTCATGTGTCCCACTTAGCCCAGTTGAATCAGTCAGCGTCGTAGCCTCGGCCATGCTCGCTACGGTGTTGTCAGCAGTTCCGCCACCGTTATCCGTCAATGCCGTCGGTGCAGTTACAGCCGCGATCGTTCCATCAGCCGACTCGCCGCCTGAGTTATCAGTGAGTGCTGCGACATTCGCCGCTTGAGCGAATGAGGATGATCCAGGGGATGTAACACTTAACGGAAGTCCCATTACTGCTCCGCAATGCGCACTTGAGCGAACGCAACACGTAGATCCGCTACCGTGTCGTCACTCGTTTTTTCCATCATGATGATTGGCTTGACTGGGCCGGTCGCCCCGTTCAACGTGAACCGACTAGAACCAAGTACGAGAACTCCATCGACGTACATTTGAATGTCATCTTGATCACGGCAATCAATCCAGCACTCGACGTATGTTCCTTCCGTCAAGTTGATGGTCGTGTCGGTAATCGAAACGTTGGAGAATCCGTCCTTGCTATGTGCGTCCAGATCGAGCGTGTTGCCGTCGAGGTGGAACGCGACATATTCCGTAACAGATTCAAAATCAGTGGCATGCGACCCGTTCGATAGGCCGATATCAATGTCAAGAGCCGAGTTGTCGCCCTTGTTTGCAATCGCCCAACGAAACTCGAAGATGGCATTGGACGCGATCGGGAATGTTCGTTCGCTGTACAAAGCGACTTGTGCCGCCTCGGCGACAGCATCAAATGCAAACTGAGCAGCTCCGCCAAAGTGAGGAGTTACGCCAAGTCCATTCGTTGCTTCCGGAGTCCATATGTTCTGGGAAATAACTTTCCCGCCCCACATGGCCGTTTCGTATCGCGGCTCAACATTCAAGTTGACGACGATCGTACTATCAGCACTTGCAGCATCACCAACCGCCACGCCAACGTAGAAGTCACGGTCGTTTACCGTTCGGAACGTTGCCGATCCAGCAGAGCGATCGAAGTAAACGCGCCCACCATCGAGGATCACGATTCCGGTCGTCTTGGGAATCGATATTTGGTTTGCAGGATAGAACGTTCGCTGATCGTCCACGGCAGCGGCATTAAGCCCGTACATATACGTGGCGCGACCGTCGGCGTTTTGATGGAACGCCCCGGCGCTTGCGGCAGCAGCAAGCACTTTCTTGAGTTCGTCAGCGGTCCCCTTGAAATCCACTGCCATTAGATTTCCACCGGATTAGCCCGATCATCGGCAACCTCAACAATTCGGTTGTCGATGATTTGGATCACTACCAATCCATCTTTGCTCTTTGCCAACTCGTCACGCATCCTGCGGGCTGGTTCCAAGTGAGCATTGAGAAGTATTTGCGTTGACCGACCTCTATTTGTGGTCAGAATCAGATAGTCGCAACCAACCTTCTTGGCGATTGCGTATCCGTGCCTAACGTCAATCATTTTCCGTCTCTTTGATTTCCGGCATGTCGATGACAGGTTCCGGTTCAGGAGTGTCAATCACATGCTCGGAAGTGAGATCGATTTTTGGTTCAATCGATTCGACTTTCGGATTCGCCTTGAAGAAAAGATCCTCAAGTTGCCTGCAAACGATATTGAGCGGTTCATCGTCGCCCGCGTAGGCTGCACGATGAACCGCGTTCAGTTTCGTTTTCCATTCCGTTGCGTTCATTCGACTTCCCCTAACAAGTCAACTAGCTTCGCAATCGGTTACACTTGGGCCGCACGCGCACCAAGCAGTCCAACCGAGACATTGCCAGGAGTGTCATCGCTGGTCTTTTCCATGTGCGCGAGGACTTTGAGCGGACCAGTGGCAGCGTTGAGTTTGAACACGCTGGATGGCAGGACGTTTACGCCATCGATGTAGAGTTGAATGTCAGAGAGATTGCGAAGATCCCACTGTGCCAGGAATGGGGTGCCAGCGGTGTAATCCACCGTGGTATCGGTCGCAGCAACTTCCGTGGTGCCGTCATCCGATTCCGCGAGGATATTGACGCTGGAACCGTCGATGTGAATGAACAGCGATTCCGTGATGGAATCGGCGTCCGTCGCGTGCGTACCATTGGCCAGGCCGATGCTTAGATCGAGTGCGGCAGCATCGCCTCCGTTGTTGACGCAGATCAGCGCATCGACAATCGCGATGGCAGCAGGGGCCATTCCACGCAGCGAGAGAGCGTCAACCTTCTGGGCTTCCGCAGTCGCGCTGAAGCCGAGAATGCAACCCTGACCACTGCCAGCGACAAACGGGAAGCCAGCAGTATTGATCGGGATGGATGCGAACCCATGCTCCAGGCCGACCGTGTAGACAGGCTTGACGTTCAGGTTAACCTTGATCGTGGTAGCCGCCGAGGTCGCATCCTCGTAAGCGGTGCCAACGAAGAAGTCGCGATCGTAGCGATGCAGCAGGTGAACCTTGTTGGCCGAGTGGTCCCAAAACAGGCTGCTACCGATCAGAACAACCATCGACGTGGTTTTCTGCATCGTGTAGACGCCTTCGATCTGGACAGCGACAACATCGCCGGAAACGCAATCCTGAGTGACGACGCCAGCGCGACCGTCACGCAACTGGATGACGGTTCCGGGAGTGTAAGTCCCATCAGACGTCCAATCAATGAAGTCGCCGCACTGCAATGCTTGAGCTTCGATAGTCATATTTAGACCCTTTTTCTAATGGAGTTTGTTCGTTTCAAACCAAGCCGAAATTACAGTTAGGCCGCGCCCTTGAGTTTCACGGCTGCGCGATATTCCTGCTTGGCAACACCAAAGTCCATGTAGCCACGCATCGTCACGCCAAGACGGTCGAAATCGAATTCGCCAGTTTCAACGGTGGGGGTCTCGACGCCATCAAGGAAAGCAACCTCAATGGCCGCGACGTTCATCGGATCAGCAAGCAAGTACCAAGCGGTCGAAGAGTAGCCAGTGATAGCGCTGGATTGCAGGTAGACAGAAGAGACAACTTTGAACATCCCTTCCCAGATGTTCTTGACGGTCACGGTCGCCGTGCTTTGAGCGGAAGCAGTGATGCTGCCGTTCATCAAGTTAAGTGCGGTCGCACGGAGAGCGCGAGGCACAAGAAGGATCGACGGCATGATGCCCATCGGAGTGCCATCCGGCTTGGTTTGCAATCCGAACAAAGTGTCGGCATTGTCAAGACCGGCGAGCGACAGAACGCTATCCGTCGCGCCGTCGTCGTAGTTGGAGTAACTCTTGTCGGTGGGGAAGAAAGCCGAGTCGTCGAGCCATTCGGTCCAGAACACTTCGTTGAGAGCGTCACCCGCTCCGCGACCAAGTTCGGCGGCGCGACCGGTCAACGCATTGAGGTCGTCGTTGCGAATGTCACGGCGATCAATGCCAAGCATGATACCGTAAGTATCCACTTGGTTTGTGTAGCTAAGTTGCGACAAAGTCCCATGTTTGATTTCGCCGCCCGGATTGACTTTGAGGAACTTATTCGCACCGGTCAAACGATACGTAGTCATCTGCTTAAAATCATTGGCAGGCTTAATGCGAGCCACGTCGCGCCACGCTTGTTCCGTGTAGAGGAACCCAGCCGCCAAAAACTTATTTGCGACGTTGGAAAGGATGCCGGAAACGGCGATCGTGGAAGGCATGGAATCGGCTTGCAAACCACCGTAACCATAGTTGAACGCAGCGGCGCACAACGCCTTCTCATCCCGCGAAGAACCACGGAAATTGTTATTCTTCTCGGCAGCGATTTGGAGCATCTCGCGGAGACCGATACCACGCTTGAACTTGGTATGCGCCGCCTGAAGAGTTTTGTCGTCGAAGTGCTTCTCGACGTTCGGAAGTTTCTGAGTGACGCAGATAGCCGCCGTGATGACGTCTTCGCTGATGGTCGGCTTGGTGGTCGCGAACACGGTCGGGCCAACAGCACGATCGGCACGCAGCAAAGCGATGTCGAACGCGCGGGCGTCAATCTTCTGGTCGGCAATGGCATGCTCGGCCAGTTCACGCAACTCCTTGACTTTCTGGGCATTTCCGACGTGCCCAGCCGCCGCCAAAGCGGTCTTCTCGCGGATGTACTCGATGCGAAGATTCTCGGCCTCGATAGCCGCCATCTTCTCATCAAACGACTTGCTGCCCGTCGTTTGATGCGTCTGTTGTGTTTGCGTCTGAACCTGGACCTGTTGGACTGGTGCCGCAGCCGCCTTCACTTCGGCAGCGTGAGCCGCTTGAAGAAGGGACTTGGTTGCATCGTCCAATTTGGCCAAATCGACGCCCTTGGCCGAGAGCCACTTTTCAAATTCGTTCATCGCTGCTCCTTGATGGTTTTTGGCCAATGCCGCCGCGACATTGGCAGAAGTGTTCATGTCCGCGCCAATGGCGACGAACGAGATTTCCGCAAGTGTGGATTCCTCGATCAACACAAGCGGGCCTTGGAAATTGCGACCGTTTACTTTCACCGTCTCGCCAGAGTCCACGAATCGCCGCTTATCGACGGATGCACCAATGCTCGCTTGCCACTGGAATCCGTTGGAAGCCAAGCGAACAATTTCACGAGATGCGTTTGCAGATTGGGTTTGCTCAGTGGGAGAGTAACCACTAAGAACGCCATCCAATTTGAGCCGTTGAGCGGTCTTGGCAATCGCCTCAGTATGGCCAACGATTTCGGCTCGATCATGTCCCATTAATGCGGGGATGTTCTGCCGTGGAATCGATAGGCCAGCCAAGTCAACGACAACCGGATATCCGAATCCATCCGGTCGCATGATGCCGCCGGTGTAGCCAACGATGGAGAACTTCTTGAGAGGCATCTTTCCGTCCGAAGACGTAGCCTCGATCAATTGGAACTCTTCGGATGCGCCGCAGATACGCAGCGAATTCGGCAGCGATGCAAGCAGTGATTCGTTCATGGTCATTGCCCCTTCTGAGGAGGGGTTGTCTTGGATGGCGGAACGCTCCCCACTGGAGTTCCGTCAAGCGGCGGTGTTCCTGGTGCCAGGATCAACACGCCGAGTTTCTTCTTGAGGTTGATTTCTTTTGCGGTTTGCTTGACTTGCTTGCGCCAATCCTTGCCCTTCTTGGCGCATTCGTCCGCAAGAGTGGTCACGCCCTGAGTCAGTTCAATCTCAGTGGCATTCGCTTCTTTGAGCGGGTCAACATGCTGCCATTCGTCGAAGAACCACATATGCGGGACTTGGCCCGCACTGGCTGGCATATTCGGCGGAAGTAGTCCGGGGATCGTCTTGGCTTCTTTGAGCCAGGCGGTAAGGATGCGGTCCAGAATCCGCATCTGAAAGTGCTTGCGTCGCACCTCAACTTCGCGTTGATAGACGCCTTGGGCCATGCGACCGCCTGCGTAGCTATCCTTCTCGAAGTCGGCAGACGCGATGTTGTAAGGGATGTTCAGGCAGTGGCACGCCTCGCGAAGCAATGACTTGGTAAATTGCTCGTGCGTAGACGTCGGTTGCTCGGGGCGAAGCTGGAACGCTTGATATCCCTTCGGCAAGGACGTAATCATGCCCTTGTCAACATCCGTCGTCGTGAACGGAGCAACGTTCACGACGTCTTCCGGTGTTGCTTGTGTCTGAATGAATACGGCGAAGTCGGCAGCGATCTCAGCGGCCTCAAGAACTGCCATCGTGTAACGTCGCAATTGGCCGAAAATGTGAAGCGCTGGCGTGATTTCACTCACGCCACGCGCCTGATGAGGACGGTCAATGCGGAAGAAATGCAGGACGTTCTTGGCAGGTTCCTTGGTGACAAGATCGGGGCCGACAAACGTTCCGAAGTCGCCAGGATGGTACTTCAGGATGTGGTAGAAACTTGGATTGCCGTATTGGTCGAACTCGATCCCATCAACGACGCCCGGAGTAATCAGGGCAGTCATCGCCGGATCAGTCACCATGTCGCACTCGATGAGCCGAATATCGAGCTTCACCGGGGACATGAGATTTTCGTTGGTCGTCATGACGGCGAATGCTTCACCGTCTACAACCGTTGCGAGCATGAACGTGTGCAACTTCTCGGCGAGATTGATCTCGTCGGCCCACTGCTGCCATGCGTTTTCCGCCGTGTCGTTGTAACTCTCGTTCTCGTCGTCAGTTCGCTTTTTGTCGTCAAATAGGCATTGCAGACGTGCGCCGGTCCCGACGATGTCATTGGCGACCGTAAGTGTAATTCCGCGTGCATGACAGTTATTGGCGACTTCGTAGCGGGCACGTTCGCGTAGTTTCTTGCGGACCGCGAGATTATTCGCGCCATGAGCCGATAGGGCATCGGTCAAACGCCATAGGTCGGCGTTCTCGTTGCTGCTCTGGGCGTTGTCATAGCGGGCCTTGATTTGCCGATATCGGGACGAAGACTTGTAGGCATCCAGTTCGGCAAATTCACGGGCGCGACGTTCCTTGGCGATCTCGGATCGCGCCTTGAAACCAAACGGATCTCGCAACCATTCAAGCATTTACGAGTCACCTCGCACATGCCTTGCTTTGGTAATGACGAAACCATGCGTTTTGGTTGATTTGGCACTGTCCGCAGCGAATTGTTCCTCAATTGCGAGGATATCCGCAGCGGAACGGTTCCAAACCTCGGCGGTGGACGTCTTGATTCGCTCAGGGACGCTCAGCGCCTTGAGTTTCGCGGCATCAATGTCGTCTTGAGAGATAGCCATGTGGTGACGCGCATAAAGAAAGGGACGAACGTGGGAATCCCACGCGAGTCCCCTACATGGCGTCGCGAAGTGTAGGCTTCTGCCGGGTAGCTATCCCGGTTGAAACCACCCAGAAAACGAGCGCGAGAACCCCGCGTTCGTCCCTGTTAGATTTTTCTATCTACATCAATTTAGACGTATGTCGTGAGTTAATGCAAGTAGAGAAGTGCTTGGTTGATATGGATTTAGGTAGAAATCACATATATGGTAATTGGAAACAAAAAAACCGCATGTTGTGCACATGCGGTTTCGATTGAGATGGGTTTTCGGAGTAAGTTTACTTGCTGACTGCCAACTTGCGACTTGGCTTCTTCTTGGCTGATGATACTTGGTTGCCGATCACCTTTCGATCAGCAATCGCCGTCTTGCCGACCATGTTCTTGTCGTTGAACTCGATGCCGAAGTGCTTCAATTTTCGGCTCAGGTTGTTCTTCAACAGAGTCCAATCGTATTGCACTCCGTTTTTGGCAAGCCACAATTCGGACCGCACCGGCAGGATCGGCTCGTAGTAGATTACCTTGCCGCAGTCGTTCGCTTTGCAGAATCGAACGATTTCATCGATCAGTTTCCATGTGAACGGGCTTTTGATGTTGACGATCTGCTGCGAAACTGGGCGAATCCGCATCTCGACATTATCCTTGCCATGCCCCTTGCGGCTGGACGAGGCGAATTTGTGCTTGTTTCGCATGGCGATACGTCGTGCGTTCAGACGCTCGAATTCCTTGGCGAGTAACCTTCCATTCCCGCAATACCAATGCCTCGACGTGTCGGCGCACGAGATATGGAACGGGCTTCGCTCGGTCGGAAGCGTCGGCCACAGTTCGGCAACGCGATTGACATTAAGGCCCAGGTTCTCGGAAGGACGCTTGTAGGTGAACTGTATCTGCCAAACATCCTTCTCGACGGTGCGCGATTTTCCGTTCTTCTTTACCGACATTCGACGCTTCTTGCACACCAGCTTTGAATCGCACCACTTCAATTCGCCACTGGCCACCCGTTTCAGGATGCTTCTGTGGCCTGGCGACAATGCGCCGATGTTGACGTTGACGATCGGTGCTTTGATGTCTCGGCCACTGGCTTGCGAATACAGAGGGAACTGGATCACAGCGCCGGACTTGCCCCAATAGTTCACGTCCTTCTTTTCGCTGTTGGTAGACTTGCCGTCATAGCAGAAGCATGACTGGTTGTTGGCAACAACGATGTTTCGCATGCGGAAGGTCGGCATCTGCTCGACGTTGGCAAGGATAGCCTGCCAACGGTATTTGTAACCGTTCTTGTGATGCTGAACGTCCGTTTTCAGATTAGACAGCACTTCAGCAGCAGCACCAGAAATTATTGCCGTTGCCAACTTCGGTGAAGTCTTGCATCCGACATGGTACAGATACGTCCTAAACGAAATGCCTTCTTCGTCGTCGAAGTCTACAGGAGTCCCATCACGAAGCACACTCGTTGGGTGCATCGGGTTGATATAGATCGGGTTGCCGTCACGGTCTTGCTTGACGTTCCCATCGTCATCGGTGGCGAATGGAGGAACCCAATCAGGGCGGTCTTCGCGCCACCTTAGCCATGCCCTTGCCATCGCATTGCGGGCACGATCTGCCTCGATAGCCATTGCCGACAAGTCAGCGTATAGCCGCTTCGATGGGCCGCTACGAGATGATCCTAGCGGAATCTCGATGAGGCTTGTGTAACAAGTATCTTTGCTGTTTGGACCCATTCTTGCATCTCCAATGGGGAAAGTCGCGGCATCTGCCTACACACGCCTAGATATGCAGCATCTCGCACACGCTGCCGTGTTTTCCGTGCCCAGAAATATCCTGGTCTGCCTACGCATGTCCGCCATCTGTCGGGCCTGCCTACACACGCTTTCTTATTTATACGCGCCAAATAGAAACTACCTGTGTTACTTGCTGCCTACACACTATCACGCAGTGAATTCGATGCCCTGCAAAATGCGAATGAACCTGCCTACACATGCTCCTAATGAAGTATCGTGCACGACTTTTTCCACGCTCTCGATTTTTGGAAGCCAGCCCTGCCTACACATGGTCCAAGAATGAAGCATCTCGAACAAAACCTTGCCTGACGATATTATCCTGCTGCCGACGGTGCCAAGCTGCCTACACATGCTCTTCAAGGAAGTATCGCGCACGTGAGATGCGCGAGGCATCAACCACGAGCGTAAAGGGCTGCCTACACATGCTCTTCAAGGAAGTATCGCGCACGAGGCGAATATCAGGACTTCGAGGAACTTAGCTTTGCAGCTGCCTACACATGCTCTTCAAGGAAGTATCGCGCACGAGGCGAATATCAGGACTTCGAGGCACTTAGCTTCGAGGCTGCCTACACATGCTCATGAAGGCAGTATCACGCACCTGCTCGTGCAGCGTGCCATTCGTCCTCGGTGATGCTGCCTACACATGCTCATGAAGGCAGTATCACGCACCTTAGCGTTTCGTCCAATCCTAACCCTGTTGCTGCGCTGCCTACACATGCTCATGAAGGCAGTATCACGCACCTGCTCGTGCAGCGTGCCATTCGTCCTCGGTGATGCTGC